CACCCTTTGCTGGGCAGCGGTCATCACTTGAGCAACTTGAGTTGCAGACGTATGACTTGTGAGTGCGTTTGCGTCTAAGCCCTGGCTCATCTTAGTCATCCCCGATCTTTCCTCGCGGATGGAATCCATGTACTTCATCACCTCGAAGGTGTAAGGCTGAAGTGCGGGAGTCGGTAACGGAGTAATTGCCCCAGGGGCTTTTGTTCTGACAATGCCGCCAGGGCGGGACGTTAAGAGGTCATCCAGCTCCACCTGTCCGGTGACGACAGCCACCCTTCCCGAATTCTGCAGGTACATATTGTCGAGGAGGTTTCGCAGTAGAATTGATTTTATCTCCTGAATTGGGATCACCTGCTCGGCGACAGACTCACCGTAGAATTTATGCGGGATGGGGATGGGGCAGAGAGTGCAGAAGGGTCTGCGGTCTACCGGCTCGTTTTCGAGGACGGTATTACCGACTGTAAGGATTCTACGAAGTTCGGCGATGCCGTCACCGTCGTAGTCAGTCCGGAGATAACTCTCATATACCCAACCTTCTTTGAGTGCGTCTTCCGCATCCACATTTTCAGGTTGCCATGATTGGTCAAAGGCGTGGCGAGCGGATTTTTCAGCCGACCAGTATTCATCACCCTTGGTGATCTCCTGTGGGTCGATGTCGTATCCCATTTCGCGGAGTTCTGTCACGGTCTTTTTCACGCGATGACAGACAAACCGGGCATCGCCAACCGCTTTCGCGTCTTTGCTGATGAGGAATTCTTCGGGGGGGATGTTTTCGATGCGTATCCGGCCTTTCTGGGTGTGCCGGGTGATGACAATATCGTGGGTGGTGATCGGAATATCACCGTCTTCGATCTCTTCGGTGTGTTCCAACACCTCCACCGTGTCATCCATCAGGAGATTTTCAAGCTCGGTATCAGACAGGCCCGAATAAGTCTCTCGGTCCCACTTGTCAGAATCGTCCCACCAGACTTTGACAATACCCACCTTCGCCAGGAGTGCGTCTGTGAACCAGGTGTTAGCGACCTCAAAGAAATTGGTTTGTCGGGAGAGTACCCAGTTAATGTAGTCCTGCGCTTGTTCAGCGTAAGGTACGTCCTCTGGGCCTTGGGCGTGGACTTTGGCGATTTCATCACCGGAGGCAAACACACGCATCAGCGAGGGTTTGATCCATTCGACTGTGTCCATCACAGTAGAATCTACAACCTGAGAGCGACCTTCCACCTCGTTGCCGAATGGTTGCCCGAGATAGTATTCGAGCGCCTTCCTGCGCTGGGCTGAGATTTCATCTCCGTAGCCGAGTGCGGATGTGACCTCAGTGTCGATCCGTGCTAGCAGTTCTTCGTCTGTTGGTTTTTTTGCCATAGTCCGTCCTTGGACATTTCGATGTTAGGCATAAGCCAGGAATGGTTTTTTGTTGTTCATAGTCAGCGGTACGCCTTTCTGTTGTAAGTCCTGGCGCATTTCGGGGGTGATGTCGATGTACCAGTAGTCGCCTTTTGCTTCTTCGTAATCACGGATTGAACCTGGTATCCTTTCAAAACCTAAATCTCCTGGGCGGCCATTCCAATCATCGACAAATCGCCCTGCTTCTTCCTCAGTCGAAAAATAATTGGTAGCCTCACCCGTTTTCGGATCGAATACTTCCCATCCGCCAGGTTTAAACCGCTCCGGCTCTACCCCGTACTTCTTCAGGAACTTCTGAGCGAACTTGGTGATCTTTCCGTCGTAGAGTTGTTTGTGGTACTCGCCGCCGACTTCCAGGTCGAGGCCGGAGTATGTTTTTGTAGTGCCATCAGCGTCGTTGACTATCTTGTCGGCCATTTCTTTACCGACATAATCTGCTAGTTTTCCGTACTCACTGGGTGAACTTTCATCACGAGGAATGTTCGGTAAATTCTCTACACCAGCCCCACCCCCGAACCCAAGCGCTCCACTACTTCCTTCCTTATACTTGACAACGAGATGCCAGTTATCACCACTCGGCTTCACTTCAATCTCATCAATGTACTTAGATAAATCATACCGATCAGCTTGCACCGCACCCGTTGTCCAGGTGAGGCGTTCTATAGAGGGGTCGTTTATCCCTTCCATCAGCGCACGTTTAAACGCGAGTTCATGCCAGTTCTTTTTGAATGGTGCGTCTGGGACGTCTCCCCAACCCACCGTTTCAATAATTTCATCAACATACCACTGTTGTCTAACTGGTGGCAGTCTCGCCCATATATCATCAGGAATGCCAAAATATTTTTTTGCTTGCAATAAAGTCGGTTCTGTATTTTGATACCCGTGCTTCTGCCCTGTCTGATGCCAATCCGATTGGATCTCTTCTATGTGTAGTGCTTTCTTACCACCGACATCGCGCTCGTTTGTGCGGATGTGGGCGAGTACGTTGGGTTCATCCCAGTGGCCTCCGGTGTATTCGGTAACATCTTTGGGTGGATACTCTCTTTGATATTCCCGAACGTAATTTGTGCGGTATGCAGGATCGTAGCCCTTACTTTTCATCCATTCTGTAAATAACGGAGCACTATCTTCCTGTACCGGCAACTGCACCAGAATCTCTTTCGGGTTACTGCCGCCTGGGAGGTTTAGGGATTCTTCGTGGGCGTATTTGGTTGCGGTTGTTCGGTCAGGATGGTGATATGTCCCTCCTGCCCCCATTTGCGGTTCAGACGACCCACTTCTAACAGTCTCATCCAGCTCTATCGGGTTCCACATTGAAACCACTTCTTCCTTCGTCAGCGTACCGGGGGCTTGTTCTAACGCCTGTAACAGCCCTGTTTCCTTCGCCTCTTTGGTTGCACCGGGTTCCTTTTTTAGGTGTGCCAGGTATTGTCCAGGTTGGCCTTTACCTGGGGCTGTCGTAAGCGCTTTACCTGATGGCGAATAAAAGCCCATCTTGTTACGCCCACCCATGCCCAACATCAGAAACGGGGCTAACTGCTCGTCCGTCACTTCCGGTATGGACAGCGGGCCTAATCCCAGGTTCTCAGACCCTTGTGAAATTGTCTGACTTAGCGCATTCACCTGTGGCGCTATAAGGCCACCGGCCTGTACTGCTGCGTCCTGAGCCACCTGGGCGAAGGGATTGAGCGCCCCAAGGACTTGAGAACCGCCCGTGGATATAGGCATTTTGTTTTCTGCAAAAGCGCCGATACCGGCCAGGAACTGTTGTCTTAGGAGTTCTGGTAGTGTTTTGGCGTACTCCAGTAACCCTTCCAGACCAGGCATTGCCATCTATACAATCCCCAGCTTGGGGTACTTTATATCCTGGTCCCACCTGTCGTCCTTCCCGGATACTGCGAAACGGAGTGACAGCGCACCGTAGCGGGTAGCTGCCATGATGTCATCATTCCGGTCGACCACCCGGCCCTCCTTGCGGTGATAAATCCGAAACTCCTGCCACCACTCCCCCAATGTGGAGAAGACCTTAAACTTGTCGTTTTCCATCCGCTGCAACATCTCCATGATGCCTGTCTCGATGGAGTTCCCCCCTTTCTTTTCCCCTGGTGCGGGTGGATTTTCAAAATGGGAGAAGTGCATATTGCATCCGAGGTTTCGGTACTGGTCTGCAAGACCGGGGTTGCCCATAGCGTCCCTGCGGTGGCCGTCATGCGGCCATATGACGGGGATGAATGTCGGCCGGGTTTTCATCGCAGCGGCGTGGATGTGAGGTGCTGCTTTGGCGAGGGCGTAGACATCGTAGACGTAGACCACATCCTCTTCCCGATCGTGAGCTAAATAGACTACAGCGGTTTTGTGGTCAAACCCGAAGTCTATCCCCGCTACCCTCGGCCACTCATCCGGGATGGTGAAGGGCTCGACCATCAGCTTGGACTCATCCACTGGGAAGACAAGACCGGAGCCGATCGCAGGTCGACCGTATCTCCGCATCTCCCTTTCATGTGGGGAGTAAGCGGAGAGGATCTGCTCCATTACCGACTGGGTGAGATGGCCTGGTTTCCTCGCCTTGCTGCGTATCTTCTCAGATGCGTCATCCCATGCAGCGGTGGTGAGGGACTGTCCTGGTTGGAGGTTGTTCAGAAACGCATGGACGGTTTCCGTCATTCCACTCTCAGGGGTGAAGGTAAGAAAGGTCATGCCCTTTGTCGAGAGAGTCCGGGTCACACACTGGCTGTAGAGATCCCTGCTGGGCTCCTCATCCAACCAGATTGCCGACACTGCCCTGCCCATGAATTTCTCCACCCCCATCTCGTAACTTTTAAACTGGAGGGTGGAGTTACCCCCGGAGATGTG